TACAAGAAACATCAAACCTAGCAACGCTATGATAATTGCGAATATATCATATTGAGTTAGATACACGATTTCTCCTTTCCTTTCGGTTGTAGGTGTACGATAATCGTACAGAGGGTGCTGTACTGGGATAAAGGTCAGCACAGCACCACTCCCCACAGGAAATACATAAAACCTGCGGTAAGCATATTATCCCATAGTAGGGGGGCTAAGTCAACTCCCAATAGGTGTAGTTATGGGCAACTCGGCTATCTCTATACCACCACCAACACAAACCTTTCGGCTAGGTATCGTAGTTATGATAAGTGCCGCACGATTCTCGTACACAGCAACGCGGCTATATCTATCACCCACCCCAACACAAACTTTTTTTGCGCGCGCTCGCGCGCTGTACGATAATCGTACGCGCGACCTTCCAGACATGGCGAAGCGCCCGACCCCCGAGAGGGTCGAGCGCCTTGCGCTTGGAACTTACGCGCTTACAGGGTGTTTAACCGCAACCGCGCGAGAGTTGGCGGTCATCGCCTTCAAGACCTTAGCCAGTTCCTCGGCTTTATCGAAGTCTTTGATTAACGCCTCATCTCCCGAGAGAGCGCGGAACGCAGTAAGCGCAATTAATACCACGCCGTCAGCAGTAGCGAGCGCCGCTTTCAAGTCAGCGAGGCTTGGGTCATTGCTTGAGCCATTTTCAGGCTTGGGCATTTTCTCAACCTTCTTTGAAAGTTCACTAAAAGACTTTACGCCTTTAATGACTTCAGCGAAGCCATCGCGCCCGCCCGCTTTGCGTGTTGCTTGAATCGTAAGGTTCAGAACTGCTTTGAGGGTCTGAGCCTTACCGCCTTCCAAGTCCTCGACCTTGAAAGCGTCCTCGAAGTACTGCGACCAACTGGAACGCAGGGTTGGAGCATTGCCGAAAGTGTCCTCGACTTTCTTAATCGTAGCCTTCAGACCACGAACAGAGATTGAACCACCTTCGACCATCTTGCGAGCCTTAGCCCACCAAGCCTTCTCGAGATTAACATTGAAGGAAGCGGAGAGTTCACGCACTAACTCATCGTTGATGTCGTGTGAAGCCTTAACTGCCTTGCTTTCTTTCTTTGACATTGTTCTTTATCCTAACTTTGCTATTGAGTGGCGGAATTGCCACTAACAGAATTGTCCCATAATTCAGACCTAGAGTCAAATCACCGCGCTAGGTGTACGAAAATCGTACAGCCCCACGCTCAGGCTCAACCCCTCGCGCAGACCCTCGCCCCACACAAACCGACCCTTAATCGGTGGAATCGGCTTTAAAAACGCGCTCGCTCGCTTCGCTCGCTCGCAACTCCGATAGTCCTACTCCACAAAGCCTTACCTATCGGAAAGCAAAAGCCTTACGTGGTCGCTAGCGCGACCCCAATGCTTTAAACGGCGGAGCCGTTGGTATACACTCTCCGCAAATAATATTTTTCCAGTATTTGGGGGCATACAATTGTCCGTATTGTACCTATAATTATAACAATTTGATAACAAAACGTTCGTTTTTGATATTTGAACGGGTTAGTATATATGTAAGGATAAACGAACGGAAGTCCCTAGTGAGTTTATCCTTCCCGCTCGGCAGCCTATGGGGCTGCCTCGCAAGGGGGTAGCGAAGCGCCTGAAGGCGCTGAGCGAAGGGGGATTTTATAACGGAGGTTTTATATGGCTGCTAAGGGTGGTCAAGAGCACCACAATGTGGCCAAACTCCGAGAGGCTAAGGCCAAGGTATTAGATTTTGTCCGTCAAGGGTTAGACCTTCAAGATGCGATTGCTCGCTCTGGTAGGAAGCCTGACGTGATGAAAGACTGGCGCAAAGATGCCCAATTTATGCGTAATTTGGAAGCAGCCAGAATAGAAGGCGAGCGCACCCTCAGCATTGTCACGGGGGATGCAAAGTTTAAGATAGGCTTTGAGGAGTTCTCATCTGAGTTTTTAGACTCCCCTATCTTCCCCCATCACAGGTCCTGGATAGATGTCCTTGAGGGGCGCGAGCCGTCCTACCTACACCCAGCGATGACCTATGAGCTAGCCAGCCCTAAGAGATTACTGGTAAATGTACCCCCTGAACATGCCAAGTCAACAGTCATCACGGTTAACTACTGCGTCTATCGAATTGCGATGGACCCGAATATCAAGATTACGATTGTCTCTAAAACTCAAGAACGCGCTAAAGAGTATCTCTACTCCATCAAGCAGCGGTTGAGCCACGAACGCTGGTCAAAACTACAGGCTGTCTATGGCAGTAGTGGGGGATGGAAAGAAGATGCGGATACTTGGAAGGCTGACAGGATTTATCTCAGCCGCGACTCGACGGAGAAAGACCCGACAGTACAAGCCCTTGGTATTGGTGGACAAATTACAGGAGCACGCTCAAATCTCGTTATCCTTGATGACGTTGTTACGACATCCAACGCACACGAATGGGAGAAACAACTCCTCTGGCTCCAGCGAGACGTAGTAACCCGTCTTGGTGATTCTGGTAAACTGCTCATTGTAGGAACCCGTATAGCCTCTAACGACCTATATCGAGAGATTCGCAATGGCGACCACTGGACAAGCGGTAAGACCCCTTTCACATATTTCTCTATGCCAGCGGTTCTAGAGTTAGATGAAGACCCTGAGAACTGGGTTACTCTATGGCCTAAAAGCCACATCCCTTGGGAAGGCTCGGATGAAAATATTCAACCTGATGAGAATGGTCTCTATCCTAAATGGGATGGACCAGCACTCTTTCGCAGACGTTCCGAAGTTAGCCCGTCGGCCTGGGCGCTTGTGTACCAACAGCAAGATGTCCAAGAGGACTCTATATTTTCCCCTATATGTGTGCAAGGAGCAATTAACAGACTTCGAAGAAGAGGACCTTTAAAACCTGGCTTTAACGGACATCCTAAAGAGTACGGGTCTTGGTATACAATAATGGGACTAGACCCTGCCATGACAGGCAATACTGCTGCTGTTATGCTCACGGTAGACCGTAACACCCGCAAAAGATATGTGCTTGATTGCGTCAACATGTCAGACCCAACGCCTCAAAAGATTCGTCAGTTGATTGAGGATTGGACCAAACTATATCATCCACAAGAATTACGTATCGAAATCAACGCACACCAGAAGGCGTACGCCCTAGACGATGACCTGCGTTCTTACTTGGCTTCTAACGGAGTCAGATTCTCTAGCCAGTTTACTGGTAAGAACAAATGGGATACCGCATTCGGCGTAGCGGCCATGAGTGGACTATTCGGAACCATGCGAAACAATCTACATCAAAAAGATAACTTAATAGAATTACCGTCACAGGATAACTCTGAAGGTATCAAGGCTTTAATCCAACAACTTATAACCTGGACCCCTGATACTAAGGGTAAAACCGACTGTGTGATGGCTCTTTGGTTTTGTGAATTACGTGCCAGAGAAATGATAAGTAATGCTAGTATCAACCAAAGTCACATCTCAAACAGGTGGGCTACAAGAAGGCAACTAGATAACCGTTACACAGTTAATGTGAACGATTACGAGTTGTCTATATACGAATAGGACTGTAATGGAATTTGATATCCAATCTATAGCGCGGCGCGTCGACAATATTAAGATGCGTAACTCTAGCCGCGATGCGCGTATGTCGGATATTCTTGCTGTGCGCAAGGGAGACATAAGTCGAATCTATCCAGATTTGTTCCCTGAGGGCATAGATAAATCTATGGTTGCAAACTTTGTGGATGTTGCTGCACGTGACTTGGCTGAGGTATTAGCGCCATTACCTTCTTTTAATTGCTCTACTACTAACGTTAACAATGATAAAGCCAGAGTATTTGCTGACAAGCGTACGATGATTGCAAATAATTACATTTATTATTCGCGTTTTCAGTCTCAAATGTATTCGGGCGCTGATTGGTATTTTACTTATGGATTTTTGCCAATTCACATTGAACCAGACTTTGAGGCAGAGTTACCACGTATTCGCATAGAAGACCCTATGGGTGTCTACCCAGAGTTTGATAGATTTGGTAGATGCGTAGCATACGCAAAGCGTTATTATAAAACAATTGGCGAACTTGCAGTAGAGTATCCTGAGTACGCATCGTATTTGCTCGGACGTGATGGATTTAATCAAGATACAAATTCGATGACTGAGATGATTCGTTATGCAGACAAAGACATTACTGTTCTGTATTTGCCTAATAAAAATAATTTAATTTTAAATGCAGTTCCTAATCCTCTTGGCAAGATGACTGTTTACATTGCAAAACGTCCTACAATTGACGATGAAATGCGTGGGCAATTTGACGATGTGCTTTATGTACAACTTGCTCGCGCTCGTTTTGCTAATCTTGCTATGGAAGCAGCAGAGAAGTCAATCCAAGCACCGTTGGTTGTTCCTTCTGATGTTATCGACCTTCCTATGGGTCCAGATTCTATTATTCGCACCTCTAACCCAGCAGGTGTTGGTAGGGTAAGATTAGATTTGCCACCAGCAGCTTTGCAAGAACAAGCAGCGTTACAGGCAGAATTACGTCTAGGTGCTCGTTATCCTGAAGGTAGAACTGGTAATATTGATGCTAGTATCATTACTGGGCAAGGCGTACAGGCGCTGCTTGGAGCTTTTGATTCACAGATTAAAGCAGGACAGACCATTCTTGGCGAAACGCTAGAGGATGTCTTAAAAACATGTTTCGAAATGGACGAAATCCTTTTCGATAAAGAAAAGAATGTCAGAGGTACAGCACAGGGTACTCCGTACGAGTTAAAGTACACACCAAGCAAAGACATTAAAGGTAACTTTTCTATTGAAGTGCGTTACGGTTTAATGGCAGGACTTGACCCATCGCGCGCTCTGATTTTCTCTCTTCAAGCACTTGGCGCTGATTTAGTGTCTAAGGACTTTATACGACGTGAATTGCCATGGAACGTTAATGTTTCTATGGAAGAACAACGTATTGAAATAGAAAAAATGCGTAGTAATCTAGCTGCTGCCGTAACAGCAACAGCTCAAGCGATTCCCGCTATGGCTACTCAAGGCCAAGACCCATCTACGTTAATTCAAAAAATTGCTGACGTTATTGAACGTCGTCGCAAAGGGGACACTATAGAGGCTGCTGCACTGGCTGTATTTACACCGCAACCTGCGCCCGAACAGCCTATGCAGGAAAAGATGGTTCCGCCAGGTACACAGGTCCCAGTTGAGACGCCTACGTCCCCAGTCGCTCCTGGCGCCTCTGGCGGAACCCCTACTGCTCCTACTGACCTAGCAAGTATTTTGGCTGGATTAGCAGGTTAATATGGCTACTAAGAAGAAGCCAGTTAAAAAAGTCGTCAAGAAAATGACACGACGACCTAGGACAGTAAAAGACCCAATTCTAACTAAGTTAGATTTTTGGGCTATTGCAACTAAAGAAGTTTATGATGCACTACGCAAAGCAGGCATGGACGAATCTACTGCTTTAGCGTTTGCTATGGATAGGTCAAGTTATCCTAACTGGATAATTGACCCAACCGACCCGATTAAAAACCCACTGGATGATTTCGACGAAGATGAGGACTAAACTATGTCAATGCAAGATGTTCCTGGCGGTCCTGGAGTATATGCTCGTCGTGAAGATTTAGGTAACGTAAAAAAGATTCAGCGCGAAGGAAAAAACATTGCTGAGGCTTCTGGTGGTACTTACGGAGAACGTAAGCAGTTAAATGAATTATCACAAGGCGCTATCACTAAAGTAGCAGAACCTGCTCCCGCTAATCCTATTGCTTCCTCTTTGCCTCCTGTTAATTTAATGGCACCAGGCGAAGAAGGAGTGCCGCTTTCTGATGGCGCTGCTGGTGGTCCTGGCCGTGACCGTTCTGCTTTGATGACACCTGTTGATGACTTTAATCAGGGTGAAATACTGGCTCGTGCTATGTATCTTGCTAATCCAACTCCACAACTTGCTAGAATTGTAGAAGCGTATAACGAAGAAAAACGGGGCTAAGTAGTGGCTGAATTAAAACAACCTACTCTAGGTCCTGCTGCTCAGGCTGTCTATAACAATAGCCAGGATTCTTTGCGCCGCAGAATTGCTATTCAAATGAATACTCTGCAACCAGCAATGTATACTAACTTTGAACAAATAGTTAATAAATATCCTGGTATGAGCAAAGACCTAGTTATGGCTATGGTCAGCCAAGGACTTACGGTTAATACGCCTGGAATTGGCAAGATTGTATCTATGGATGGCATATCGCAACTTAAAAATGATGCTTTAAACTTAGATAAAATCAAATCTACTGTTAAAAAAGACCGTGGTTTTCTTGGTGCTATCGGAGATACGTTTCGTAATGCTATTTATGACCCATTTAAAGGCGCTACTCGCCTAACTTTTGCTGCATTACGTCATCCTTATGATAGTCTTACGGCTGCAGTACGTGATATTTCAACTGGAAAGATGCCAAAGCCTCTTTATGGTAAAGAAACACAACTTGGAGCGTTACTTGCTGACACATTTGGCGGTAAACCAGGCGTAGATACGGGCTCTGGGTTCTTTATCAACCCTGAAAGCCGTGTTGGCAAAGACCAAGCCAAGGCTATGAGTGCTTATGGCAAAGTTTTTGGTGAATCTTTTACTATTGGACGCTTTGCTGCTAAATCAGTAGGCGCAACTCCTGACCAGACTGCATATAGAGTGATGTCGGGGCTTATTGATGCTACTTTAAACTTAGCAGCAGACCCTACAACCTATCTTGCTTTTGGTGCACTAGGTAAAGGTGCTAGACAAACCAAAAAAGTTCGTGAAATGGTTAAAGAGGCTGAGCCTTT